ATGGAAAGCGCAATGAGCCGCCGCCTTGATTACGAAGTACGGCGGACGCTGGAAAAGGCGGTGAAGTAATGGTTACGAACTTGCTGACAAAGGCGTTGCGCGAACTTTGCGAACAGGCGGTGAAAGATTTCCGCTTGCCAACGAAGGAAGGAAAGGAGCTACGCGCCCCGCGAATCGTGAATGGGTTCCTGCCGCCGAAGCGAAGCGGAAACGGCGAACTTGACGATTTTCCTTTCGTGCTTGTTCGGCCCGAACAATGCACTACGGACCGCGAATCTACGGAAATCCGGGTGAGCATTATCGTAGGTTGCTATTCCGAAGAATTTGACGGATTCGAATACGGCGTGAACGTGGTCGAGCGAATCGCCGAAAAAATCTGCACGTTACCATCCGAAACGCTGGATCAACGCTACCAAATGCGCTACCCGTTGAAGTGGGCCATGGTCCCGGAACAGCCGTGGCCGCAATGGCAGATTGACATGGAAACAATTTGGATTTTCAACAGTCCGCGAAACACGGACAATTTTTGAGGTGAAAAAAATGGCAAATACCAAAAAGAAATTTGTTCCAACACCGAAAAAAAATATACCTTTAATCTACGTAGGGACTAGCTTCCCGGACGGCTCTTTGAGTAGGTTCCGTATCTACTCGAACGGCATGCCCGAACAAGTTCTGAAAAGCGTCAAGAACAAGACTGCCTTGAAGAACCTGTTTGTAACGCCCGCCGAACTTGGTTCCGCAATGCTGAACGTAAAGGCGCAAGGGCACCCGTTGTATCTTTGCAATCGGCAAATCGAAAAAGAACTTCTTTCCAAGGAGGATAGATAAATGCCTTACGTTCATGGCGTAACAACTTCCGAAAAAGCCACCGCGCTCTTGCCCCCGGTAATGAGCGATGCGGGCATCCCGTTCGTTGTCGGCATGGCCCCGGTCAACATGACCGACCCGACCAACGTAAACAAGCCCGTGCTTTGTTCTTCGTATGCCGAAGCCGTCGCAAAGTTTGGATATGCGGCCCCGGTTTCCGATCCCGTGTCGGGCAAGAAAAAGCACGAATTTACCATTAGCGAATTTATCCAAAGCCAATTCGCTTTGTTCGGAGCCGCGCCCGTGGTTATTGTGAACGTCCTAGACCCGGCTACCCACTACACGGCGGCAACCACGAACAAGGTAAAGTTCGACGCGCAGACCGCAACATTTACCGTCGAGGAAAAGGGAATCATCCTTTCTTCCGTGAAGTTGGGACCGTCCGGCTCTCAAGACGACATTGAATCCGGCAAGTTTACCGCCGCTTTCGACGACGAGGGAAACCTTGTCCTTTCCGCGAACAAGAACGCGCAGCAGGAATACTACTACACGCTCGACACTGACGTGAATTTCGCGGCGAACAAACTCGACCCGTCCGCCGTGACCGATGCCGAAATTATCGGCGGAATCACTTCCGCTGGCGTTCGCTCCGGCTTCGAACTTGTCGAAGAAGTGTTCCCGCGCTTCCGCGTGGTTCCGGGTACTCTCGTTTGTCCGTGGCGTTCGCAGTCCGCAAGCGTTGCCGCCGTCATGGCCGCAAAGGCGACCAAGATAAACGAGGTGTTTGCGGCTGGGGCCGCGCTCATTGACGCGCCTACTTCGGGCGACCAAGCCGTTTATTCGGGCGTGGCCGCGTGGAAAAACACGAACAACGTCATGAACAAGAAGCAGGTCGTTTGCTGGCCGCGCTTGAACAATGACGGCGTTATCGTCGCAATGAGTACGCAACTTGCGGGCCTTATCCAAAAGGTCGATGGCGAGAACGAAGGCGTTCCGTATGTGTCCCCGTCTAACAACAATTTCGTTTGTACGGGAACTTGCCTTGAAAACGGGAACGAAGTGTTCCTCACTCAAGTCGAAGCCGCCAACCTCAACGGCAACGGTGTCGTTACCGCGCTCAACTTTATCGGCGGGTGGAAGTGCTGGGGCAACCGCACGGCCATTTACCCGGCGAACACCGACCCGAAGGATTCCTTTATCCCGGTGGCAAGAATGTTCACTTGGGTCGCGAACACGCTCGTTCAGAACTATTGGTCTCGTCTCGACTTCCCGATTACCCCCAGGCAGATCGACACGATCCTTGATTCCGTGAACATTTGGTTGAACGGAATGGCCGCACGGCAGTATATCCTTGGCGGTCGCGTCGAATTTATGGACACGGAAAATTCGACCTTGGACCTCATGGACGGCATCCTTCGTTTCCATGTGTTCTTGACGCCGCCTAGCCCGAACCGCGAGATTGATTTCATTCTCGAATACGACCCGGAATATCTTTCTACTTTGTTCTCGTAAAGGAGGCATAACTTATGGCAGCAGGCGAAAATAAAATCCCCGAACGCCTTATCAATTTCCGCGTTTACAACAACGGAAATGACTTGCTCGGCGTTGCAACAGTTGAACTCCCGGAACTCGAAGCCATGAGCGACACCGTTTCCGGGGCGGGCATTGCGGGCGAAGTCGAAAGCCCCGTGATGGGACATTTCAGTTCGATGACGACCACGATCACGTGGCGCACCATCGAAAAGTCCCTTGCGTCGCTGGCGAAGCCCGGTTCCCATGCGCTTGAAGTGCGCGGCTCCGAACAGGTTTACGATGCCGCCAACGGCATCTATTCCACGGTGCCGATTCGTTGCTCCATGCGCGTAAGCCCCAAGACGGTTTCCCTCGGTTCGCTCGAACCCGGCAGCACTACCGATTCCGAACAGGAATTCGAAGTGACCTACCTCAAACTCGAAGTGAACAAGAAGGAGGTCGTCGAGGTTGACAAGTACAACTACATCGCCCGTTTCGACGGCGTGGATGTGCTTGCGAAGGTCCGCGCCGACCTCGGATTGACCTAGACAATTCTTGCAAACAAACGGGAGCGTGAAGCCGCCGCGCTCTTGTTTCTTTGAATTTGCGGCAAGGAGTTGAATTTGTATGAAGCATGTTTTTTCCAAACCTGTCAAGTTCGAAGATGAAGAAGAAATCAAGGAAATCGAAATCGACCTCGAAGGGCTGAACGGCTACGACATTTCCGAAGTAAAGAAGCAGTTTTCGGCGGCTGGCAACTACTCCCCGATTCTTGCGACCGACACGGATTTCTGCATCATGATTGCCGCCCGCCGTTCCAAAAGGCCGATTGAGTTTTTCAAGGAATTGCCCGGTAAGGACTACCTTGCCATTGCGCAGGGGGTACAGAATTTTTTGTTGGGCTAGGTCTTGACGTTAAGGACCCGCTGCACTTGATTCGTGTTGCTTGTGTGAATCTTGCGGCGGCTGATACCTTCACGGGTGCGCTCGAATGGTTCAAGGTACCTATATTGGACTTGAGCGAATGGGGTGCAGTTGTGGCGGAACGCCAAAAGGCTAATAAAAGAAAACGCTAAAAGGGCGGGCGGTCGCCCGTCCTTTTTCGGACAAAGGAAGTTTTGTTTATGGCAGGGAAAGTTTACGAAATCGGTTTCAAGATCGCGGGCGACTTGTCCGGGAACTTCGCGAAAACGTTCAAGAATGCGAACGAAGCCGTGAAGGGTTTTTCCGGCAACATAAACAAGATGAACAAGCAAGCCGCCGACGTTGCTTCGATGGTGAAATTGAAGCAGGAGATAGGCGAGAACGCCCGTGCCTACACGCAAGCTAAACAGAAAGTCGCCGAACTCGGGCGGCAGATTTCCGCAACGAAGAACCCGTCGAAGGAACTTGTCGCGGAGTTCAACCGCCAACAGGCAGCAATGCAGAAAGCGCGGTCCGCTATCGAACGGCAACGCGCATCGTTGAAGCAACTCGAAAGCCAAAACGGACTAGCTGGCGCAAGCCTTAAAACATTGATTGAACGGGAAAAGGAACTTGCCCGGAATGCAGAACGTGCCGCCCGTGCGCAGGATGCGCAGGCGAGGGCAGCAAGCGCAATGAGCAAGAACAACGCCACGATTTCCAGCACGGCAACTTACGCAAGCGGCGTGGGCATGGCCATGGGTGCGGGGCTTGCAAAGTCTATCACTATCGGTGCCGCGTTCGAAAGCGACATGGCGAAGGTTGCCGCCGTTTCCCGCGCAAGTGACGAACAGTTAAAACAACTTACCGCGACCGCCCGCCAACTTGGAGCGGAAACCCAATGGAGCGCAAGCGAAGCAGCCCAAGGTATGCAGTATTTGGCCATGGCCGGATTCAAGACAAACGAAATTGTCGAGACCATGCCGGGAATGCTGAACCTTGCGAGCGCGGGCGCGATAGACCTTGCTTCCGCATCCGACATTGCGTCGAATATCTTGACGGGCTTCGGCTTGAGCGCAAGCGACATGAACCGCGTCGGCGACGTTCTCACGAATACGTTCACGCAAAGTAATACTACGTTGCAGGGACTTGGGGCCACGATGAAATATGCGGCCCCGGTCGCGAAGGCGATGGGCGTTTCCATCGAGGAAGCGGCGGCGATGGCCGGAAAACTCGGTGATGCTGGTATTCAAGGCGAAATGGCTGGTACGACGTTGCGTTCCGTCTTGCTCCGTATTTCTGCACCGTCGCAACAGGCAGCGGCGGCACTCGATACTTTGGGTGTAAAGACTACGGATGCGGATGGAAAGATGAAGTCTTTCCCCGCAATTTTGAAGGAATTGAACGCCGCAATGAGCGGCATGAGCGAAAGCGCAAAGGCTAACTTCACAAAGACGATTTTCGAGACCGAAGCCATGAGCGGTGCGCTTGTCCTTATGGAGCAGGCGGGGAGCGGTGCGCTCGATAACTTTGTCGGGGCCGTGCAGGACGTAGGAAGTGCCGAAGCGGTGGCGTCAAAGCAGATAGACAACCTTAAAGGCGACGTGACGATCCTAAATTCCGCGATGCAGGAAATGGCATTGAAGATTTACGATTCCGTCAAGCCTGCCTTACGCGCTTTTGCGCAGGGTGCAACCGAAATCGTGACGAAAATCGGCGCGTGGGCGAAGGAAAATCCGGGCCTTGTGCAGAAAATCGTGGCCGTTGCGGGAGCGATTGCAGCATTTACGGCGGCGGCGTTGCCCATGTTGGCGGCTCTCAAGACGGCACAGTTCCTTTTTGCGCTAATCAAGGCCCCAATCTTGGCGGTACGTGCTGCAATTATGGCTACCCGAATGGGCTGGCTTATGCACACCGGGGCCGTGGCAGCAAATACAGTGGCCACAAAGGGCGCACGGGCGGCGCAATTGGCGTTCGCGGCGGCTTCGAAGGTCATGGCGGCGGCTCAATGGGCCCTAAATGCGGCCATGAGTGCAAACCCCATCGGGCTTGTAATCGCTGCAATTGCCGCATTGATCGCCATTGGCGTTCTACTTTATCGAAATTGGGACACCGTGCGCGAAAAGGCTCTTGCACTTTGGTCTACATTCTCCGATAAATTCCCGGCAATAGCCGAACTTGTACGAAATTACATCGGGCAAGTCGTTGAAATTTGGAACAACGTCAAATCCGCGTTCTCGAATATCATAGACTTCGTTAAAAACGTGTTTGCCGGGGAGTGGAGCGCGGCGTGGGAAAGCATAAAGAATGCGTTCGGCAATGCGTTCGGTGCGCTTGTCGGCCTTGTGAAGTTGCCGTTTAACACAATTATTTCGATGGTGAACACCTTCACAGGATCAATCAACAAGGCACTTTCAAAAGTGAAAGTTCCCGATTGGGTCCCGGTGCTTGGCGGCAAGTCCATTGATTTCCGCATCCCGAAAATCCCGCAACTTGCGGAAGGGGGTATCGCCACCCGTTCCACTATCGCGAATATCGGTGAAGGCGGGGAGCCCGAAGCAGTCCTGCCGTTGTCTAAATTGTCCTCGATGCTTGGCGGCGCATCCGGCGGAAACATTACCGTTTCGTTCTCGCCTACAATCAACGTTTCGGGCGGCAGCGGTGACGTGTATGCCGAAGTAAGGCGAGGGCTTGACGCTGGCCGTGCGGACCTTGAACGCAGTCTCGAAAAACTCATGGCAAACAACCGCAGACTTTCGTTTGCATAAGGGGGCCTAAATGAGAACTATCCGAACCATACAGGGCGACACTTGGGACAAGATTTCCCTACGTGTTTACGGCTCCGAAAACTTCATGGACAACCTTATCGCGGCGAACATGGATCACCGCAAAAAGATTATATTTAATTCCGGGGACGTAGTGAACGTTCCCGAAATCGACACCGAAGCGGCCCTTGTGAACAAGAGTTTGCCGCCGTGGAAACTTTAGTGAAAGGACGTGAAGGAAGATGGCGATTGCGGATTTGCTCAAAAGTAACCAACCGCTCGAAACGGTGCTGGGGCTTTATTTTACCGAAGCCGAAAAAGACGTTTGGGAGGAAATCGCCCCGGACCTTCTTTCCTTTTCGTTCTCGGATTCCGAAACGAACGAAGCCGATAGCTTGTCCATAACGCTCAAGGACGAAACGGGCAAGTGGGCGAAGCGTTGGAACCCGTACCCCGGCGAGCGCGTGAAGGCATACATCAAGCAAAAAGTCAATGGAAAAATTTCCGGGACCTTGAATTGCGGTAAGTTCTTTGTCGATACGATGAAAGTGCAGGGGGCCCCGCGCATATTCGAAATGGGCGCGGTTTCCGTTCCGCTGAACAAGCCTATTCGAAAGCGCATCAAGTCGAAGGCGTGGGAAAAGACGACGCTCAAGAAGATTGCGTCCGCTATTGCCGACGAAGCGAAAATAAAGTTGCTTTGGGATTCCGAAAGCGACCCGGAATATGACCGGGTGGACCAAAAGAAGGAAAGCGACTTGAAGATGGTTTCACGTCTTTGCGACGAAGCGGGTCTCTCGCTGAAAGTGACTGACGACAAGCTAGTTATTTTTGACCAACATTCCTACGAGAACAAGAAGCCCGTCAAGACTATTACCTTGGGCGAAAGCCCCGTTCTGAACTATTCCTTCGAAACCTGCCAATCGGACCTATACAAGTCCGTTACCGTGTCTTACAGGAGCCCGAAGAAAAAGAAGAAGGGCAAGGCGGGCGGCTACACGTTCGACCTCAAGACGGGCCGCAAGGTGACAAAGAAAAAGACGAGCAACCCCGCCGTTTTCACGTACACGGCGACGGACCCGGCAGCGGACGAGAACGGGCAGGAATACTACTTGAAATCCCGCTGCACTTCCATTGACGAAGCGAAGCGCAAGGCGACCGCGATGCTCCGCAAGTTGAACCGCCGGGGCGTTACGGGGGATTTGTCCGTAATCGGTGACGTTGACCTTGTGGCGGGCGCGGTCGTGGCCGTGAAGGGCTTCGGAATCTTTGACGGAAATTTCATCATCGGCAACGCAAAACATGACTACGGATCAAACGGCTATATAACTTCGATTCAGTTGCGCCGTGTACAGAAGGGGTATTGATTATGCGTAATGTTTTTGGTGATGATTTTAGACAGAACGAGGACGCTACTAATTGGATTCGCATAGGCGAGGTTTCTTCCGTTGACCCTGCAAAATGTACCGCCCGCGTTGTATTCGACGACGAAGATGGCTACGTTTCCGATGACTTACCCATCGTCCAGCGCAACACGCAGAACACGAAGGACTATTGGTTGCCCGCCGTTGGCGAAGATGTGATTTGTCTTTTCTTGCCGTGCGGCGAAGAGGACGGCTTCATTCTAGGGTCTTTCTATGCCGACGAAATCGAGCCGCCAACAAGCAGCGAATCAAAGCGTTACACGGAATACCCGGACGGGACCGTGATTGAATACGATTGGGAAGCCCACGAACTGACCGTGAAGGGGGCCGAAAAGA